CTCACGAAACCAAAGAACAAAAGCGCCAAAATATTGCTTAAAAACGCACAAGTAAACAATAGCACTACCAGAAAACATTCTAGTCTTACCAGCTTTAACTTTATCCATCTTTTTACGTTCATCCTTCAAATTGTCTACGAAAACCACCAGAGGACGCACACCAGCAATATACTTATCCGTCATAATAGTAACTTGTTCTTGCAAATCAAACAAAGCTTTCTTAATCTGCGGATGGTCTTTAGGCAAATCTCCACTCTCAGGAAACAATCTCTTCTTAACATTATCAACAGCCATAACTTCAGGATAACCTGCACTAGTTTGTGGAGACAAACCATGGCTAATATTAGAAGATTCAATACCATAAACCACTTCATCTAATAATAACAATCGTTTAATACAATCTTCTTTCTGACCATACAACAAAAAAGAATAATAGCTTTCAACAGCTCTATTCAACAAATGGTCATCAAACCAAACAGGAGGAGTCGCATAATTCCCTAACGCTATTCCCATCGGATTAATACCATCCTTAGGATACAGCATTGCAGGGGCCATTACAGGCTTATGATATGTTCCATACAATCTAGAACGCTGTATCACTGTCCTCGACATACGATATGGTGCTTTCCTTATTCTACCAATCACACGAAAACGCCCATCCAACACATCATTGGCTTCACTCAAAGGAACATCTTCTACTTCAGAAGGATAGTCTTCATTAACAGGCTGATAGGCATCAAACAACTTCAAATCTTCCAACAAATCTTCCTGACATATCGAAGATGCATACGAATTACCACCATCGTGACCGGCTATATGAAAGCCAAAAATCTTACGAATAGCTATAGATTCATTCATTACACCAAATACTGCACCACAATCACCACTGGTAGTAGCAGCTTTATAACTATAATGTTTCCTAACAAAATATGTACCCGTAGCTTTATCGCCAATACCAAGCTCAAAATCATTTGCTCTGGCATTACCAATAATTAAACTCAAAGACTTATGAGGCAAAGGCATCACATAATCAATATTTCTATTAATTGTGTTAAAATCCTTGCTCAAAGCAAAATTTTTCACTATATCAGAATGTAACGTACTCATATTAGGAAATTCGACCAGCAAACCGTCCATCTGTTCTAAAACACCAGACTGAGCACCAGCCAAAATATCACCAACTATACAAGTGAACACTGCTTCTTCATCACCCTTACGAGTTCTCTTAGACAACTTCACACGTCGATAATAATTCTCAGGATCTTCTTCTAAAGAATGAGTTATAGCCTTCAAAAAATGAAATGGGATGTGTGCAATCTTGCCTTTAACAAACACAGCATAACCCATGCGATTAAAAGCAGTGCCATCAGCATTCTCTATCAACAACTCATACGTATTCAATTTTGTTATCTTTTCTATCAAATTCCTACCATTCAAATCCTTAATATTACCAGCTTGCACTACTGCAGCAGGTGTATACTTAGCTCTCATCTCTGAAGCAGTCATATGCTTAGAAGAAGGTTTACTCCGCGCTAAT